CTGAAATTCGTGATATTATAAATGCTAATATATATTGTGGAATGAGAGCTAAATTAAAATTAACGGAATGGAAGAGAATATAATGGAGGATTTAAATAGCTACTATCTCTGTGATTCTTGTGATGCTAGTTTTAAAATATCACATTCACTGGATCCAGTAGTATATACAATTAACCACTGCCCCTTTTGTAGCAGTGATAGTCTAGATGTTGATGAAATTATAGAGGAATGATATGATCTATATTGATGCGAGTCAGATGTTTATTGCCAATGCAATGGTATATCTGTCTTATAATGATGAGTTAGACGAAAATAAATATAAATTTATGATTTATTCTTCTCTCTTAGCTTACATGAAGAATAAAAGGAAATATGGTGATATGATATTATGTTTCGATTCGAGAAAGAATTGGAGAAGATCTGTATTTGAATATTACAAAGCAAGTCGTAGGAAGTCTAGAAAAGAGGAAACGAAAATAGATTGGCCGGCTATATTTAAAGTTATAGATGCAACTAAACTCGATTTAAATGAATATTTCCCCTTCAAGTGCATCGAAGTTGAAAATGCTGAGGCAGATGATGTTATAGGTATTTTATCTAAACATGTTCAAGATAAAAGCCTTATCATATCTTCAGATAAAGATTATTTTCAACTTCAGAAATATAATTGGATATCGCAATATTCCCCAATTACAAAAAAGCAAGTTAAACCTGACATGTCCCCCTCTAATTATTTGAGAGAACATATTATTAAGGGTGATAAGGGAGATGGTGTACCAAACTTTTTATCTGCGGATGATATTTTTGTTGATGGTGGAAGACAAACCCCTATCACCAAAAAGAAATTAGACTCTTGGTTTGGTAAAGATCCTAAAGAGTTTTGCGATGAGACTATGCTCAGAAATTTTCAGAGAAATGAATTATTAATTGATTTTGATAAGATACCAAAAGAAATTGAGAATACTATACTTGAAAGTTATGCGAACTCTGTAATAAATAAAAAATCAAAATTATTAAATTATTTTATTGAAAATAGATTTAAAGAATTTATATCTAAAATCGACAATTTTTAAAGGAAACATAATGAAATATACAATGCACGAAATGTTAAAAAAAGCTAGTAATCAAAGATCCAATGTTCTCAAAATTAAACTTCTCCGCGAGTTTGATTCCCCCGAACTGAGAAGTCTGCTGAAGTCTTCATATGATCCAAATATAGAATGGATGTTACCTGAAGGAGATGTACCATACAATAAAAAGGATTATAAACTCGGTGATGGATCACATAAGTTTCTTTTTACCGAGATATCAACATTATACCATTTTGTTAAAGGCGGTAATAATGCATTGAAAGCAAGTAAAAGAGAACAGATGTTTATTGAATTATTAGAGTCTCTCCACGAAACTGAAGCGAATTTATTAATATTGGCAAAGGATAAGAGTCTATATAAAGAATATAAATTATCTGATAATGTGATAAGGGAAGCATTCAATTGGAACTCAGAATATCGTAAAATATAATGCCGACGTATACATTAAAAGAAATTAAAACCGGAATTACTTCTCAAGTATTTATATCAATATCTAGAATGGAAGAATTGGTTGCCTCTGGGGAATATACTCAAATTATAGGAGCTCCTAAAATAGTCACCGGTGTCGGGAATCCATTAAAAAATACACCAAACGGATTTAAGGATATACTAAGGGAAGTTAAAAAGAAGTCACCAAAAGCGACAATGGAAATTAACTAAAGGACAATTAAATTGGCATCGAGAAAGAAAATGACCGTCACACACGAAAATTTATTAAAAATAGTGCCTATTACAGAAGCACAGGAAAAAACTGTAAAGGCTTATAATGAAAATAAGAATTTATTTTTGTATGGTTCTGCTGGAACGGGTAAAACATTTATTACATTATATTTAGCTCTTAAAGAGGCATTAGAGAATAAGAAACAGGTATACATAGTTCGTTCACTTGTGCCCACTAGAGATATTGGTTTTCTTCCGGGGTCAATTGAAGAAAAATCTGAATTATATCAATCTCCATATAAGAATATGGTCAAATATATGTTCAAGCAACAATCTGATTCCGAGTTTTCCTCTTTGTATAATAGGTTAGTTGAACAGGAAACTGTGCAGTTTTTAAGCACGTCATTTATAAGGGGTATCACCCTTGATAACTCTATTATAATTGTTGACGAATCACAGAACTTAACATTTTGGGAACTTAATTCTATTATTACAAGAGTTGGCCAAAATTCTAAAATTATCTTTGCTGGTGATATTGATCAGACGGATCTTAAAAATTCTGACGCAGAAGGGTTTTCTATTTTATTAAGCATTTTAAATTTAATGGAAGAATTCGACTGCATTGAATTCAGTCTCAATGATATTGTTAGATCCGGATTTATTAAATCGTATCTCATAGCTAAAATGAAAGTTGGAAAATAGAGTTTACAATTGTACATTTTTATTATATAATGTAACGAAAAGGAGAACTTAATGTTAAAGACCGCGAAAGAATTTTCTCGTACAATTGAAAACCTATCGGAAGAACATGATTTAGGTCTTATAGATACTATAACCTGGTATGCAGAAAAAAATGAAATCGAAATCGAATCGGTGGTTAAAATGTTAACCCCGAACATAAAGGAGAAAATATATTACGAAGCATCAAAACTTAGATGCGTCAAGAAAAAACCAGAATTACCTCTATGAACGGGAATTGGAATGAATGGATAGCTTGTAATTATTACATAGGATTACGAGCACATTTTGGTAATGATAAATTTGATTTTCTTAAAATGTTAAAACAAAATCAGTATTTCTATAAATCTGAGCATTATATTAATAGACAGGATAGAGTATTATTCCAGCGATTAGCTAGGCAATACAAACCATTTGAATATCTTAAATATATTTTAGCTAATGTAGTATATCTCTCAACATCTCGAGATCATATATGTAGAATGCATTTATCCGAAATGTCAGAAGATAAATTAAAGCTCTGGAATGGAAAAACCGAAAGCCTATTTTATAATTTTAAAAATGATATTTCCAGATTAATGGGTACTGCAGATTCCTTTGAAGATTTATTCGTAATTGAGAAAAATCAAATTCCATTATTACTGCAAACGAATGTATCAATAGAAACGCTTACAATCCTGGATTCAATGGTTAATTTTTCTGAAAAATTTGATAAGGAGATGGAACATTATTTATGGCCGCTTATGAATTATAAGGTTAGAAATTATAATTCATTATTAAAATATTTTACGAAATATGATAAAAATAAATATAAAGATTATTTATTAACTGTCGCTAAATAAGATGGAGCACGAAATGAATAAACAAGAAGAACTTCAAGACCTAGAAAGAGAAAACGACGAACTTAAAGTTAAAGTTAAAGATCTCGAATATTCTAGTTCTCTCCAGCAGCTCAAGGATGAGGTGTTATGGAATCCTGTAGACGGGGGAAATAATGGATCTAAGTGAGCAATCTTTGAAACTACTCAAAGATTATTACATGAAGGAGTATGAAAAGAAACCCGAAGAAGCATTCAAAAGAACATCATACGCATTCTCTGGAGGAGACAAAGCCCTCGCTAAGAGAATTTACAAGTATGTGATAAATAACTGGTTTATGTTCTCCAGTCCTATTTTATCTAATGCACCAGAGAAAGATGAGAAAGTAAGAGGTCTTCCTATATCATGCTTTCTTGGATATGTACCAGATACGCTTGAAGGTCTTATAGATCATACATCAGAACTGAGATGGTTATCCGTTAAAGGTGGTGGTGTTGGTGGTCATTGGTCAGATGTTCGTTCTGTATCAGATATAGCACCTGGTCCTATTCCTTTCATGCATACAGTCGATGCTGATATGACAGCTTATAAGCAGGGTATAACTCGTAAAGGTTCGTACGCAGCTTACATGGATATATCACATCCGGATATTGTAGAATTCATGTCAATTCGAATACCAACTGGTGATGTAAATAGAAAATGTCTCAACCTCCATCACGGGGTTAATGTACCAGATGCATTTATGGAAGCAGTAGAACAAGATCTTCCATGGGATTTAGTTGATCCCAAGACGAAGAAACCCTCAGAAACTGTAAAGGCGCGGGAGTTATGGGAAACTCTCCTAGAAACCCGATATCGTACAGGTGAACCTTATATCTATTTCATTGATAGGGCAAACGAGGCTTATCCGCAAACACAAAAGGATAAAGGTTTATTCTCGCGCGGTTCTAATCTATGTATTGAGATAACACTACCAACGAACGAAGAAAGAACTGCCGTATGTTGCCTGTCTTCGTTGAACCTTGAGATGTATGAGGAGTGGAAAGATTCAACCTTAGTAGAAGATCTTACTGTATTCTTAGATAATGTACTTCAATACTTTATTGATAACGCACCAGATGTGATATCAAAGGCAAGGTATTCGGCATCACAAGAACGAAGCATTGGTATAGGTGCTATGGGTTGGCATAACCTATTAATGAAGAATTCTATAGCATTTGAATCACAAGCAGCTGCAGAACTTAATGAAGAAGTATTTTCTCTTATTAAAGAACGTGCCGTAGCCATGTCATTAACTTTAGGCGATGAGCGTGGTGAATGCCCTGATATGGAAGGTACTAGTAGAAGGAATGCTAACCTATTAGCAATTGCCCCTAATGCCAATTCATCAAGTATTGCTAGT